CTGGCAACAAGGACTATGAAAAGTTTCAGAAATGGCAAATTGAAGTAATCAACAAAATGACGGAGTATAAAGAATATTTCAACAATGCATCTGTTGAAGTTGCTAAAGTTGAGGAAGATGGATTGGCGATTTCTTATGGTCACGTAAGGATTACGTGGAAGTTTCCCTATGACGCTTGGCTATTATCATTTCAGTTAGCTCAAAATCTATACCCAATGTTAGATACTGAATTCCTGCAGGGGTGTGAGTTGGAACACTTTTTGAATGTATATCCAGAAGAAGATTAGTCACGTGAGATTAATTGTCAAGTCGTGTATTGCGGTAACAGCGGCTCCATCAACTGTTGCACTTGCTGTAATTCTGACAGTAAAACTATCACCTGACTGTGGAACATTACCACTTTTTCCTGATAAGGTAATGATTGGCATAAAGTGAGTTAAAGAACCCTGACCTACATTGATGTTATGTGAGCCGCCCTTTCTAGTAGGTGGATTGATAGTGAAAGAAGTAGAGTCTTGCACTTGATTAAAATCATGATTGTTTCGGCGCATGACAATGGAACTGTTAGTCAAATTGTCAGATACAACAGATCCAACTTCTAACTTAAAATTGGAGGCATTGCTACCATTATGTCTAATAAAAGCACCTATGCAAACTGGAGCTTCTGCCGCTTGTAAACTTCCTGTGCCGTTAAAAAAAGCACCATCTCTTAAGTCGGTAGCGGCAATAGAAAACGATTGTGTTGTTCTTGTAGGACTAGTTGCAGTTCCTAATGTTGAATTAGTTCCATCATAAATAGTAGTAGTTCCTTGTGAAGCACCATCAAAGGCATTTGAAGACTGATTGTAAAAAGCAAACTTAACTGCATTATTGTGATTACCCGTAGCCGCAGTCGCTATTGTGATAGCAGGAGTTACGCCCCCGCCACCAGTAGCAGGGAATTGTGTATAAGTGTTAATAATATGAATAGGAATAATATCACGCCCTTACTCCATATAGCGTGACTTTTAATCCTTTACCGGCAGTTGAAGAACCTACTTGGTCTATATCAAAAGTAATCAAAGCATCGTCGGCCAAAGCAGTATCACTGATTACTGCGGCACTAGCGGCAGTAGCAGAAGTAGTTTCGCTTGCATCAATAGATAATTTAGTGCTTAGTATTGTAGAACCTGCTTCGTTAATATCTACAATAATAGTAGCCCCTGCGGGAGCAGTTGTGCAGTTTGCCTTTACTCCTGTTAAAGTCATAGCAAACGGCATATGAAAACTTGCTTTACCAGTTCCCGTAGTTAAGTCAGTAGTTTCATCCGACAAAGCAACAATAAAAACTTCTTCTGTGACTTTTACATCTGTTCCTGCACCATTGATAAAATGTAAATGATTATCAGCATTAGTATATAATTGCCCTCTACTAGCAGTATTACTAGGGGCTGATATTTCATCTAAAGATATTGCTCCTTCCACTGATAACTTAGCGTTAGCATCGGGGCTTGCAGTTCCTATACCAACGGCTGATGCCGATTCATCAATGTAAATGTGATTAGCACTAGTAGTTCCGTGTATTTTAAAATCCCTACTTTGTGTATCAATGTTGTTCACTCCACCATAAGCCCCCATATCCATAAATGCATCAAGACTAGAATCTGTATCACCAAATTGTAATCTCGGGCCTCCTCCGCCTTTGACAGTTATTGCATAATTGTTTGTTGTATCTATCACTTTTAATTGTGCGGCCGCACTTGACAAAACTAAATCTTCTTGGTCATATGATAGACTTCCGCATGTTAAAACTTTAGAACCCGTAACTGAAAATATTTCAGTATCTCCTTCGTCACCATCTGAATCATCGTCGCTATAAATCTCAAACTTTTCATCAGCCGTATTATCCGCTAATACAAATCTAATATCAGCATCAGCAACTTTGTTTTTAAATAGAGTTCTTGTCGCATTTCCTTCAATTGACATGGCTTCATTATATCCCGAACTGTCATAGCCTATGCTTACATTATTAGAGACTTTGCCAGTTGTTAGGTATTGAACCGTCATATCATCAAAACCATTAGAAGTGTGAGTGACAATGGCAATTATGGTATCTCCTTCTGTGTAAGGAGGTATTTTGTTTTGTGTAGAACTACCATGCTTTCTTATTTGTAATACAGGAGGAGTTGCATTATCAGCAACTAATAAATGATGTGTATTGGCAGTTGCTTGGAAATCGCTAGAAGTAAAGTTTTTTGCCGCTACCGAAAGAAAAGCACCGTCACGATAAATCTTACCTGCCGCTACTTGTAGAACATTTCCTGTAGAAGCCTGTGTAATATCAAAATCAGTTGCCGACCCTTTTACAGCATAGTTTCCTTTCATGCCTAAACTCAACGCTTTGATTAATCCTGTATGTGGAAAATCTACTGCATCAGTTATTTGGTCTATTGATGTATCATCTTTTGTGTTTGTCGCAAAATAATGCGGATTCGCTTCACTTGTCATATTACTCTACCTCTAAAAATATAAAAAATTCTATTGTCTCATTTGAAGAAAATGGCCCAATTCCATCAAAATTTTCTCTAAACAACATATTAGAACTTGCGTCAAAAACTCCAACTTCTCTAAGTATTTGTCCTGTCATGGCCGCAGTTGCTCCACTAACTGTTAATTTTATTTGAACAACATTAGCATCGGATTGAGTGGCCGTAGCAGTAGCAGTTGCTACTAGAGGAACATCTAAATCCGCTTGAGAAGAAAAGGTAGAGTTTCCACCTAAGCCAACCTTACCGTTATTTACTAGGCTGACTAAATGCGTAGCCAATAAATTCTGCAATTTTTCAGTTATCAAAATTCTTCCTCCAATAGCGTTGTGAATGTGGACACTCCTATGTTCAATGCGTCGCTATTCGTATTTAGCGTTTCCGAATCCGTTGAGTTAGTTCCTAATGTAAATGCACCTGCCGCAATTTCTTTCTTCCTAACTTTTAATTTGATAGGCTTTACATTTATATTTTCTAAAAAATCGAAACTTATTTCATTATTATTAAATGAGTCCTCTCTAACTTTGTTATTTACATTTTGATTAGCAATCGCTAATTCTGCGAATCTGTCTTCTAGTCCTTTAGTATAACTACCTAATTCTAAATCTAAACTACCTTGTAGGTTGTGCTGTATTTCTGTTATAATAAATTCGCTTCTAGGTATGTCCTCTTCTTCTATTTCTACCGTAACTACATCTCCTACTTTAGTTTGAGAAAGCCCTTTATGCCCTACTGTAAGTTTAAGTCCATAACTTTCATCACTATGTATTCTAAGTAATTCACTCGCTCTCCTATCCACATCTTCTTGAGTTACCAATTCATTTTCAAAAAGTTGTAATGTTTTTCTTCCTTTATTTTTAATGCTTTTAAGGTTTTTTCTTATGGCTCTATGCCTTCTACCAAAAACAATAATTTCATTAAAGGTGTCAAATTTGTTACTTTCCCTACTGTAAGATAATATTTCAGTATCTTGATTAGATGTTGTGAAGAAAATGTTAGGGAAAAAAGAGGCATCCTCGCTTTCTTTTATTGTAAATATATTATTTTCTTCTAATAATATTTTTTCTTTTTTAGCCAATAAAAATTGTATTGCAGAAAATAAATCCACTCCTCTATAATTAGGAGCAACAAAGTAAGGATAACTTGATTCAGTTAAATTAAACTCAACATCATTTTCCTCTAGTATTTCATTAATTAATTTATCAGCATCTTGACAAACAGAAACAACAGAACCTATCATTGCTCTTTTACCAAAGTCTGTGGTTTCTCCATTGACTAATATTTCCATAGTTTCCGAAACAGAAACTACACCTAGCATTTCTTTTTGTTCTTCTAGTTCTATATGGAAACCGATTTCATTTCCGTCATCAATAAAATCTAAGTTTGTAAAATTATTGTTATCTCCATCACTAATATTCATTTTTATTTTACCACTACGGAAAATATTTCCTCTTAAATTAGAAGGGTTTGCAACAACTAAATTACCATCTGCGCTTTGTCCATCGGGGTCTACTACAACATACATTGATAATACCGCTTCATTATTCCCTTCATCTGCCTTGCTACCAAGTTTATCTTTGTATAGATAATTATTGATATTACTATACATAACTTCTTCTTTTGGTTTTTTAGTATATTTAGAAGACAGTTGATTTAGCGTTATTTTTTTCGGGCTAAAATTGTAAAAGCAAGTATGATTAGGTTGCATTATTCTAAAGTTCCTAAATCGTGAAAAATGCGTTGCACTAGAAGCCGCATCGGGGAAATTACCACTAACGGTTAGTATGTGTGTTCTATCCGGCCTTGTGGTATCTATCTCATGAGAAATTACATATAAAATATGATTTGGTGTTCCGTTGTTAATCGAATGTCTTTCTCCGTTTTCCCCACTACCGACTCCATGTGACCCGCCTATTCCTTTAGTTCCTGCTGTAGAATAGTCTTCGACTGTATCGCTAAGAGCATTGAATGTTTTTACATCTTCCGATACTAAATAACAACCTGTCAAATCAACAAAACTTAGCCAGTGCATATTATCGGTATTGAATCTACCATCGAATTCATCTCTTTGAGTCTCGGCCTGTATTACCATATAATCGGTAAAGGCTAAAGTTGTAACTGTTGTTCCATTAGTAGCAGTATCAGCCCCAACTCTACATCTGCTTATTCTAACAGTAGTGTCTTGACCTGTGCTTATAGCATTCGCTGTCATTTTAAATTCATCGGGAGAGCCTGAAATTCTTTCATAACCTCTAGTAAATTTAGGAACTTTCTCACTATCAATGTAGAAAGAACATATATTAGAAGTAGCCCCTTCATCATAGTGTTCTTCAATATCATCATTGTCGTCAATAAATCTACCATGCGTAGTAGAAATTGTGTTAAATGTAGCACTTATCGTATAGCCAACATCTATCTTTAAGGTCGGCTTGAATCCAACAAAGACACCATCGGCATCATTTTCATAAGTTGGAGCATTACTACCTATTGTAGAGTCTGTGCTAAGAACTTTAGTTGCGAAACCTGCTGGTTCTTTATTGAAACTAGTTTTATTTATGGTGGCATTTACTAACCCGAATCTTATTTCTTTGTCGTTTGAGCCGTCTACATTTACTCCTCTAGTATTATGTATCTTAGGTAAAGCCATACCAATATCTGCCTTTGCACCGCTTCCTCCTGTTATGTTGTATCTATCAAATATAACAGGTATGTGATTTTGTAGCATCCTGTGAGAGTTTTTGTTCACTGAATCTCCAAAATTAGTGTAATTAGCAAATAAATCTGTCCCAGTAAATCCCCGTTGTGAGTCTGTAACATCATCACCTTGATGACAATGTTTTCCTAAAATTGGAAAAATTTGATGCTTTAGAAAACCAGTATCGGCACTCGACAATGAACCCTTTACTTTTGCTGCTAAAAATGAATAATAAGCGTCATGTGCCGTAGTCGAGTCGGATAAAGCAAATGGTAAAAACATATTACAATCTTCTGTTAAACTTGTTACAGAACCCGCTATTGCGGCAACTCCTTTCCTTGTAGCAAAGGTAGTATCTGTATGTGTAGCACTGTTACCACCGTAGCCCCTATCAGCGTTGTCTCTATTCGCAGTTGTAGAAACATAAGTATTTGGAAATCCAGTTTGGTCATCAGCCAAGCCACGCATTATTGCTCCTTGTAGTAGATTTATATTACCATCCGATTCAACAAAGTCATTCTCAGTATTATATCCCCTTATTGAAGCAATCCCTGTATTGCTAGAACTAGAAGTCTGTTGAGTTTCAAAATCTATCTTAAACAGTTCCATATAAGAACCATCGGGAGAACTACCGTCTCTTTGATTTAATCTAGGGGAATAGTAGTCAGCAGTAGAATCAGTTGCTAAATCTGTTTTTCTTGCGGGTAAAAATGTGGTTATTGTGTTTGTTCCGACACTATCCACTACTCCAATAAATCTACCTGCTCTATCAACAAGTATATCGTTCTGTGCTAGATTATTAGCAGAAGTAGCCGCACCTGTATCTGCTCTAACAGTATTGATTGTTGTGCCACTTACAGAACCTATTGCTATATTATTAGCCGTAGAATTAGTTATATTTGAAAAAACATATTGAGGATAAAACGCTATTGTTCCTATATTTTTATCATTGCTTGGCACATTTTCAGGGTCAAATTGATTATAAAAGCAATCAACTACAACTTCGGTCAGTCTCATTACGCTAAATCTTCTTAACTTATTTATCTGCTTACCGTCATTTACTGAAACTATATTGTGACTTACATAAGAATCGTCAAACGAACTTATTGTTTGTGTCGTTCCCTTTACTGCTTCTTTAATGTCCGAGTGTTGTCTTGTTGTCAATTCTCTTAGTGTTAGTAAAGAATAGTTTGTCACATTTCTATCCTTAGTTATATTTAACAAACTATCCTTTCTTGTAGAAGAATAGGGCAATAAATCGCTATTACTAAACAAAAACATTCTAGCAATCTTAGCATCTATGTGTTCAAATTTATCTTTAAATTGGTGTGCGGCTCTTAACTTTGCTTCTGTGCCAATTCCATTACCGTCAAACATTTTAACTGAAGGGAATGGAGTAAACATAATAGAAAGCATACCTCCTTCTTGGTATCTTTCTATTTCATAGAGGTCTGCGCTTTTAGTTTCTAAAGTATTAGGGCTGTAGAATTTATCTCCGATGCTAGGTAAAAAGCCTCTTGATTCAATCAATCTTTTATTATCATAATCGAAAAACTTTGCATTAATATTACTTGCACTAGCCGTAGCGTTTACAGCAGTTCCATCTAAATCAGTAAGTCTAATTTCTCTAGCCGTAGTTGCCGTAGTGCCTATGTTTATTATATTACCAACAAAAGTATTATCGGGAATACCTGCCGCAACGATTTTTTGACCCAATCTAAATACACTTGGGTTGTGCTGTCCACCTGTTCTCACGGCCATATCAATTGGCGTTCCATTTTTTGTTGCTTCCACATAGGCACTACCACTAAAAGTATCTATTTCCCCTTGACCTATAATATTCATACCACAAATATCAGTTCCTACAATGTTATTTTGTAAGAAACCATCTGTATAATATCCTACATTATATCTATATGCGCTAGCATAATATTTTATTTTACTAGCAATTTCTTCATAGAATTTGATGTCTTCTGTGTTAAAAAATAAATGCTTAGATTTACTATAGTTTCCTTTTTCTAAATTTGTCATTCTATAATTAGAAGCACCAAAATTAGATTGATATGTTCCCATTTCGTCTAACTTAGTATCACCTGTAACAAAGTTTCTAGCCTTATTACTACCAACTTCGTGAAATGGTTGTTCTCCCAACATTCTGTAATTTAAAACACTAGTAATATTATATGCATTTGATGATTGTAATACAGGGTGAATCAAAGATATATTTTTACCACCATGTAAGTGTCCACCATTTAATAGATTCAATTCATGAGTAAGTTTGGTAGTTTCTCTTGTAGAATCTTGATTGTGGTGGCCTTGTAAAATATCTATTACTGTGTTAGCCAAGAATGCAAAATTTATTGTTTCGGCAATTTTTATTGTAGAGTTAAGCGAGGCAGAACTCATTGTCACTTGAG